TGCCAGTCACCACGTTCATCCAACCCGCCAGATTGACCACCTGTTCTCTTTCTGATTTCTTAGAAGCCCCTAGTGGCTTGCGTTTTGGTGTACCCATGTGTTATATCCTTCCGTAATTATATTAATCCGTACTGGGAATGACTATGAAAAGCTGTAGATTGTGTGGGGAGTTGAAGCCCCTCTCTGAATACTTTAACAGAAAAGACTCCTTCGACGGTAAGACTACTGCATGTAAGTCTTGCACTAAAGAGGGAAACACCGCCAACTATCGCAAGAATAAAAAAGCACATTACGAGCGAGGGAAGCGATGGATTGAGAAGAACAAGCAAAAGCACGAAGAGTATCAGGCTGAGTATAAGAGGCGGAACGCGGAGCATATTCTTGCAACCAATAGGCAATGGAAGAAAGATAATCCGGACAAGGTTGCGATTTACTCTAAAACCCAAAAAGCTAAGAACCCCGAACTTCGTAAGGCTAGGACCAATATCTACAACGGCCTCATGCGCGGCTATACTAGACGAAGTAAAGCCTTTCAACTCCTCGGTGCGGATTTCGATACGGTGTGGGCGCATCTGACTAAAACTTGGGAGCGCAGGTATAAGTCCAAGCTCACATCTAGCACCAAGTTTGAAATCGACCATATTATTCCCTGTAGTATTCTTGAGGACCACCATTATACCAATCTCCAACTGTTGACTCCAGAGGACAACCGGACTAAGGCGTCCTCTCTGGAGTATATAGACGACCTCTAGAGCTTGGTGCCACCCTGCAGATGTCTTAGGCCACGAAGACACATGTAGTGATTCAGTCCTTGAGATATTGCATCCGTGATATCATCGTTCTCCGCGTTCGGAAATGAAGTCATTTCATCTACTACTGGTTTAGTCATTGGGTGATTGGCCGGCAAGAGGAAATTTCCAGACTCAATGATCGGTGCGATCGAGTGAAGCCGTTCGTCCTTGGAGCCAGCCGGTGTAACTGGAACGATGAACGGAATTACTTTCTTGAGCTCCGAGATAACTGCCGGCCCGTTCGCTTTGTCTTCAATGAGTATCGTCCTGCATTGGATGTACTTCTCTGCGAACCTTAGGATCGCATTTTTAGTTTCCGAGAAGCTGGCCTTCTTCCGATAAATATCGACGAGATAATAATCGGGTCCGTGCTTGGCGAGCACCACTCCCACGACGTAACTCTTCCCTGTTTCCTTGAACGACAAATCCCACGAGGTAATGAGGTATGCTTCGCGCCAGCGAGTAATATCGAAAGGAAGAGAAGTGTAGTATTGGAAGTCTTCAGTTTTAACAATGTTACCGCCTTCTATTACTGGACTCTGTTGATAAAGGGCACTCCAGACTCGAGCACCTACCTGTCTCTGTATGATTCTCATCCTGTCGGAGTCATACTTTGCCGGCCAAAGAGCTTCACCACCTTCGCGCGGATCTCTCGGATCTTTAGCTCCGGACTCCGGACAAAGTGCTGGAAGATTTATTATCTCCCAAGTCTCTCCACCGAACTCCATTTCTGTTAGAAGTTTACCGCTTAGGTCGGCAAGGTGCCACCGAGTTTGACAAACTACTGCGTTTGCCCCGCCTTCCATCCTAGAATATGCTGTAGAGTTCCACCAACTCCAAACAGATTCTCGAGTGGTCTCCGACATCGCCTCCTCTTCATTTTTTATCGGATCATCGACAATGAGGGTATCTGCTCCTTCACCTGTAATAGAACCACCGACACCTGCGGACAGAAGCTGCCCCTTGTCACCGATCACCTCGAAATGGGTAGAGGTTTTCTTGTACTTGTTCGCGTCGGGATGTTCTTTACTCCACTCGGTTCCAGGAATAAGAGTGTCCGGAAAAATTGTATGATATTTTTCGCTCTCCATGATTCTCTGGACATCTTTATTGAATGTCGCAGCCAGTGAAGCACTGTAGCTACATGCAATTATCTCATGATCTGGCTTCAAACCTAAGAGAAATGCAGGAAATCTACGAGAAACTAGCTCACTTTTTCCGTGGCGCGGAGGCATCATCACCATTATACGCTGGTTTTTCTGGTGCGGAAGCTTGTTCAAACGCTCGATAAGTATCTCGTGGTGCCAATTAAATTGATAATTGGGCATCGTATACTCTATAAAACTGCGGAAATCTGTGTGTGCAGCCTCTTGTCTTAAGAGTTCTTCGTACTCGTCCAGCTCTTCAATAGTTAAACCTTCTAGTTCTTGCATAAGTCATAGCTCTCCTCGAAGATGTCTGGCTTGCAAGGATAGAACTCGCCTTTGATTCCCTTGATTATGTAGTCTCCTCTGCTTGCATTCAAAGGTCCTTCTAGTGTCGGGATGATTAGCTTGTTGTCATCATATCTTTTAGCAGTTTTATCCCAAGGATGACCTAGAGGTACTCCGACAAATTTCTCGATGTCTAGCCCTAGACTGTCGGTCCACTGAATAGCCTCAATTTCAACTGGTTTCTTCACGTATCTTTTAATCATTTCTCTCTCCGTACAGTTCTTTGATTATCTTCTTATCTTTCTTGACGAGTGGTCGAGGAGGGAACCAAGAATCCATCGCAGTAAATCCTGTCGATAATTCGTCCTCTTTATCTACGGCACGTTTGGAAAGTATTCGGTTTCTCTCCGCTCTGAGTTCGGCTACGGTTTTTCTCACAACTTCTCCCACAATCCTCTAGCTACTTCCGAGCAAAAATTTAGAGCTTGGACTTCACACAGTACCCAGAAAATACAGTAGACCACACCAGCAAGATTGCTATCATTTCCTGCGATCTTCATCCCCTGTAAGCTTTGATACATTCGAACCACTAGAGCCAACATAACTACGACACACACTACTAAATAAACATAGTTCATATTATCCCCATTAATCTTTCAAACGCTTCTTTTGCTTGGGCCGGAACCACTCCATTCCCAAGTCGTTTAATTCTGTCCACCCTGAAGGAAGTCCCATAAGCCACTCGACCCACGTCGGGTTCAACTGACCAATGACACCCTTTGATCTCACTGCATCCGGAAGACTGTTCGTCGCTGTTCGACCTTTGCTCGCTAGAGTTTCCGGTTTCCGTGCGCCCTTCCAATCTCGACTTGTCGGTGTCGGCCAAAGACCTTTCCTCGCGGCGTCCACTGCCACCGCCAAGTTTGAAGGATTCACTTTCGTATTGGTCTTCGGGTCTTTGCTCCTCTTCTGTCTTGCGAGCCACTGCTCGTAGGGCTCCTCTATCTCGCTCGCCTTTGGTGTCGGCCAAAGATTGTGTTTCGCCATATACCCTAGACTCGGTCGAAACTTCCCCGTGTTCGCTCCTGCCGCTCCACCCATGTTGGAGTTTCCCTCCTGAGTTGTTGGAGTAGGCAAGTAAGAACCATCTTTTCCTAAGGTGCGGGGCTCCAACTTCTGCGGCAGATACACTTGTCCATCGACAGTCATACCCCAAATCTGTAAGTTCTCGGACAACAGTTCGAAGACCTCGAGTTCGTATCGCTGGCACGTTTTCCAGAAAGACGAAAGTGGGTGAGATTTCTTTGACCAGTCTACACACCTCAAAGAATAGTCCGCTTCGCTCGCCTGCCAAACCCTCACCATTTCCGGCAATAGATATGTCTTGGCAGGGGAATCCTCCAACAATGATATCAATTTGTTTATCAAAGTGACTTCCGTTAAGCGTCTGAATATCGTCCCATATCGGTGCTGGCGTAAGTTCACCCTCAGACATTCTAGATAAGAGAACGGATTGAGCGTGTCTGTCTTGTTCACAGTAAGCCAAGGTATCGACATACTCTCGGAGTCCAAGGGAGTTTCCGGCGATACCTGTAAATAAATCCAAGCCATTCAACTGTCACCCCAACTAAATGTTATACATAAAATGAGAAAACACAGTGCCACCTCTTTCTCCTTAAAGGACACAGCAACACATGGTAAGAGAAAAATAAATCGACCTTCTGCTCGGCTCCAAGTATTAACAGCCTCTATTTTCATAAGTCCTCCAAGTCGTCGATAAGTTCAGCGTCCACTACGGTAGAAGCGGCAGAAACTTTCTGGTGTAACTCTTTTAATTTCTGTAGGCGCTTGTACCTTATAGAGTCTGGAACTCCTAGAAGAGGTGAACCACCTGAATGCTCGACCTCAACTTTCTCATGCATACCGTGTTGGTTCATAAGGAACTTCCACGCCACAACATTTCCAGCTTTGACCATTTTAATTCCTTCCTCCTCTAAAAGTCCAAGCCTCGCCTTCTCTCCAATATCTCTTGCTTCTGCAAAACTCTTGTACTCTTTCGTCCAGTTTATAATTGTTCGGTAACTTACATTTCCTGGAACATTAAACGAACCAAGGCTCAAACCTTGAGAAAGATGATCTATTAAAAGTTGATCGTACTCTGGTTTGTATTTTGTGTTGGACCAAGTATTCTTCCAACGCTGTACTTCTGCATTCGTAGTCACACTTAAACCTCTTAAAGTAGTTTAGGACTCGCAATTTATTAGGGGAAATTTTTTTCTGAATTCAATTTATACAGATAGTCTACAGTATTCCATTAGTATTTTAAATTTGGGAGAAATTTTATGTGGGAATCTAGGGAGGTTGGTTACCCTACAGTATGTCAAAGGGATAAAAATTTTGGTAGTAGAAACGTGTGGGGTATCTCTTAGTATGTCGAAATGGTAAAAATTTTGGTAGTAATTACGTGGTGGTTACCTCAGACATTGTCATACAGTTACGTAAATGCCTATTTTCATTAGACTTTTCTAACCAGTTGATATTACTACAGTGGCATAGAGATTGCAGTACTGCAAGAACACTGACTATTAATTTCTGGCATAGATCTTGTCTATTAGTGGACTACTAGGACAGTGTTGTAATGATTACCTCGGGTACTAGTACAGTGTGCTAGTGGGTTAGTAGTCTAGTGACCTAGTGTAATAGTGTACCACTAGGCCAGTGGGACAGTAGTGTACATATAGTAATGATTGACTGTAATAATGTAGCACTATAACAGTGGTCTAGTGGGGCAGTGGTACAGATATTGCAAGGAAAAAACCTCTTTCCAGAGAAGCTATAAAATACGGTGGTACTATTATTTGAACGCCCTTAATGGGCGCGTTCGCCCTGCAAACCACCACAATATTTTAGTACCTATGCCACTAGATACTACAACCACCACAATATTTTAGTACCTATGTCAGCTCATACTAAGACGCCCTAGAACACCTCAATATTTTAGTACCTATGCCACCTCATACTAATAAGCTCTCCATACTAATAAGCTCTCCATACTAATAAGCTCTCCATACTAATAAGCTCTCCATACTGAGAATCCCGTACTATATATTCT